CATTACAGAAAAAAATCAAACAAGAAATAAAGAAGAACACAGATGCAAACTTCATAATCAAAGAGTTATGCATGGTATGTTTCATCCTAGATTAGTGCCTTGTGGTTTGTGTCAAGGTAAAGATTATAAAGAGGTGTAACTATGAGACATGAACCAATAGAACACTACGACAACGCACACCATCTAATGTGTAACAGATGCCACAAGAAGTTTGCAGAGTTTCAAGGGACATTCGCTGATGGTTTCCCTAGGGCTGTAGTGCGTAGGGAGTGCCTGATAGAGATAGTTGATTACGCACAAGGGATGCTGAGTCTATGAGGGTATGCGCTGTATGTGGTACAACACAAAACATTCACAAGCATCATGTATATGGTGGGGCTAACAGGAAGATATCAGAGAGTAATGGATTCACAGAAAACCTATGTGGCTACCATCATAACCTAAGTAACGAAGGCGTTCATTTTAATTCAAATTTAGACAGACGATTTAAAAAAAAGCATCAAATGATATTTGAAGGTGAAAAGATCCTGCAAGGTTACACAGAGAAAGAAGCTAGGAAGATGTTTATGGTGTTGGTGGGCAAGTCATATCTTTAGGGGGGTAATGTATGAATTATGACGAATTTCCAAAACGAGGTAAAGAAGCATCAGATGGCGAAAAAGTTAGACATTGTTGGTGTTTTGGACGGTGTTATATACACTATGATGAAAACGCAAATTACAGAGTTGAGTGTGAAAATTGTGGTGATGTAATAACATTTAAAGCAATTTCATTTGATTTGGCTGTAAAAATGTTTAACGATATGCAAATAAAGTTGTGATTTCATGTATCTCCTCAAAGAAGAAAACAAAGACCACAAGCGCACCATATTTGATTTAAAATGCATGATTAAGCGATCCGACAATCAAGGTGATGTTGCAGAGTTCAAAGGCAAGATAAACAAGCACAAAGAATGCATGGCGGACAACATTGACTATTTGAAGCACAAATAATTTGACCACTCTTATCAAACAAGCGTATAATAAATTAAGCGGGTAGGCAGTGAAGCCGAGTGACTCGATCAGAAAGTTACCGCACAGAAAAGACCATGAACGGTCTTTTCTTTTTGTCAACACATTTTTGATATTGATTTGTGGGATTGTGGTATAATGTAAGTGGACCATCTAGGGACAGGGAGTCATGACCTTTCTGATACGCCTCAATCGGATTACCTAGTGGTTACAAAATTAAAGAGGTGTGTGATGAGCGACAACAAGAAATACTATTACTTAAAGCTAAAAGATAATTTCTTCGATTCTGACGAAATGGTTGTACTTGAAAGTATGCAAGATGGGTATATGTATTCAAACATACTGATTAAGCTATATTTGAGAAGCCTTAAAAACGAAGGCCGATTGATGTTTAATGAGCGCATACCATTTAACCCAAGCATGTTGGCAAGTATAACAAGGCACAGCGTAGGTGTTATAGAAAAAGCAATGAAGTTATTTATAGAACTTAAACTAATTGAAGTCCTTGACAACGGTGCAATATACATGGTTGACATTCAAAACTTTATTGGTGAATCCAGTACAGAAGCTGACAGAGTTAGAGGGTACAGAAAACGCATCGAGCAAGACAAATTGAACTCTCTCAAATAGAAAACGTTACAAATGTTGTACAAATGTACGACAAAAATACACCAGAGTTAGAGATAGAGTTAGATAAAGAGTAAGAGTAAGAGAAAGACCATTAAATTCAAAAACTCTTCGTCGAAGGTGTTTCAATAATTTGGTAAAATCGAGGTACAAATCATGTGTATTTGCCTTTATTTTCAAGATAATTTGTGCCAAAGATACGCAGTCGATCCCAAAACCCTAACCCATGGATGTTCAATCGGTGGATATCTTGTGGATAATGTGGATAAGTTTATAAATGTTGATAACTTTGTTGATAAGTCGTGTTTAGTTGTGGATAACTTGTTGATAACAAGAAAGGCGAACATATGAAGTATTGCCCTAGCTGCAAACAGAACGTAATGCCCAAGAAGAAAATAGACTGGATCGTCATGTTTCTATGTATCTTGACTGGGTTTGGCCTGTTGGTCTATATCCCTTATTACTTGATCAAGCCAAGAACTATATGTCCAATATGCGGCAGTCATTGCAATTAAAAAACAAGAGGTGAAATCATGGCAGAAAGGAAGGCTCCAAAGAAGGAACCACCCAAGACTCCTAAGAAAACCACAAAGAAGCCTTCTGGAAAGAGTAAGCCAAAGCCAAAAAGCAAGTCTGTTGAGGTTGTGGGGTTGCCAGCCGTCAAGAGAGAAAGAGGAAGACCTTCTGATTACAAATCAGAATATGCCGAGCAAGCTTTTAAATATGCCTTACTTGGTGCTGATGATCACAGGATGGCGGAACTGTTCGGAGTAGCCTTATCGACATTTCATTTATGGAAAATAAAGTATTCCGATTTTTCGGACTCCTTAAAGGCTGGTAAAGACGATGCCGATGCCAATATCGCAAACTCATTGTATTTTAAAGCGAAAGGATATCAAGAGATCAGAGTCACCAAATTGATAAACAATGACGGTGTTGAAATGGGGACCAAAGAAGAGACCATCAACCACGGACCTGATACCATGTCTATGATTTATTGGCTAAACAATAGGCAGAGAAAACAATGGAAAGCGAAAAACGAAGAGTTGGAAAACGCCAAGTATGAAATGGAAATGGCTAAAATGAAATTTGACCAAGAAATTCAACTTGCTAAATTAGAGATAGAACGCCAGAAGCTTGAACTTTCCAAGATTAAAGCATCCATGGGCACAGAAGAAGAAACCGAGTCGGATGGATTCCTAGAGGCCCTTAACGATTCAGCGCAAGATGCATTTGAGGACTTTGAAGATGTGGAATAGAGCAGCGTTTAAATTCTTCCCCTTCTCAAGAAAGCAGAAGCAAATATTAACATGGTGGACAGATAACAGCCCAGTCAAACATAAGCTTGGAGTTATAGCCGATGGGTCAATACGGAGCGGCAAAACGCTCAGTTGCTCGTTGTCGTTTGTCATGTGGGCAACCCATTCGTTTGATGGCAAGAACTTTGCAATGTGCGGAAAGACCATAGGATCGTTTAAGAGAAACGTTTGGTTCTGGCTTCTGCTTATGCTCAAGGGTAGAGGGTATATAGTCAAGAAAATGCCACAGATTGCTGAGAATGTATATGCGATTAGTAAAGGCGGAAAGACCAATTACTTTTATCATTTTGGCGGCAAAGACGAACGGTCGCAGGACCTTATTCAAGGAATGACCCTTGCTGGGATCCTTTTTGATGAAGTGGCAATCATGCCAGAGTCGTTTGTCAATCAAGCCACTGGGCGTTTGTCTGTAGATGGAGCCAAGGCGTGGTTTAACTGCAATCCCCAAGGCCCGATGCATTGGTTTAAGACTGAGTATATTGACAAATCAAAAGAGAAAGGCCTTTTATATCTTCACTTTGTCATGGATGATAACCTTAGTTTGTCTGAGGAAAGAAAGGCGTTTTATAGGTCTCAATACTCTGGTCTATTCTTTCAGCGCTACATCCTTGGACTTTGGAAGATGGCCGAGGGAACCATATACGATATGTTCCATGAGAAGCTTAACACCTATGACAAGCTTGAGGATGTCATTGATCCGGATAAGCCAATCCGAAGATATTATGCCATGGACTATGGAACTATAAACCCATGTGTAGTCATTGAATTTATATGCCAAGAAAACAGATGGTTTGCCGAAAGTGAATATTACTACGATAGCAAGGTTGGAACAAGATCTACTGGCCCAAGGCAAAAGGATGATGCTGAGTACATTACAGACATACTTGAGTTCATAGGTGGAAAGGACTACATTTCTTTTATTGTGGACCCTTCGGCTGCAAGCTTTAAAGTATCTGCAAGACGTGCAGGCATACGCATAAAAGATGCCGAGAACGATGTTTTGAATGGTATACGGTTGGTTTCATCCATGCTATCATTGAGATATCTGAAAGTTAATAAAACAAATTGCTTAAGGACAATCAAAGAGTTTGGCGCTTATGTGTGGGATTCTAAAGCAGCAGAGCGTGGCGAAGAAAAGCCGCTTAAAGAGAATGATCATGCGATGGACGTTATAAAATATCTGTGCTTGACAGTAGTCAGAATAATACCGGGGGTGCGAAGATGAACCGAAAACAAATAGCCAGAATGAAAGCACAAATGAAAACAGAGGCTGTTGAGAGGAAAGCGACCATGGACAGTTTTAGTAATCCGCTGGCTGCCCTTGGGCTTGGTTCAAGCAATCTGTTGAACGCCACCCAATACCAACTCACAAGGCTGACAAGAGACTACAATCTTCTCAATACCCTATATCGAAATTCGTGGATTGCAAAGAAAATCATCAACGCAGTGCCAAATGATATGGTCAAAAACTGGTTTTCTATTACTGCGGAGTTATCCCCGGAGGTCCAAGATCGATATACCAAACTTGAACAAAAGACCAAAGTCCGAGAGAAAATCTTAGAGGGGCTTTACTGGGGAAGATTGTACGGTGGTGCTGCTGCCATTATGATGATCGATGGTCATGAAGATATGCTTGAGGAACCACTCATAGTTGACGATGTTCTTCCTGGTTCTTTCTGCGGTCTGATGATTGTTGATAGATGGTCGGGGATCTATCCATCAATTGAAATTGTTGAAGAAATAACAGATACGGCATTTGGAATGCCTATGTATTACGAGGTTAGAGATGTTGCAACCGCAGAAATGCAAAGAGTTCATCATTCAAGAGTTATCAGATTTACAGGCAGAAAGCTTCCGTTTTGGGAGAATCAAGCTGAAATGCTATGGGGTGCATCAGAACTTGAGCACGTATTTGATGAACTAGCCAAACGAGACAATACATCGTGGAATATAGCTGCCCTTGTTTTCCAAGCCAATCTTCTAGTCAATAAAGTTGATGGCCTTGACCAGTTATTGAGCGTTACGGATCAGCAGATGCAAAATGACTATTTTAATGTCAAGTCTGCTCAAAACAAGATGCGATCCAACACTTCCATGATGATTATAGGCAAGCAAGACGAGGTGTCGGCACTTCAATATACATTTGCAGGGCTTAACGACATTTACGAATCATTCATGATGGACGTATCAGGTGCGGCTGAGATCCCTGTGACCATCTTGTTTGGCAGAAGCCCCGCAGGAATGAACGCCACTGGCGAAAGCGACTTACAGAATTATTATGACAATGTATCGAGAAGCCAAGAGACTCAGCTCAAACCAGCTATTGATCAACTGCTCCCTGTCATGTTTATGTCGGAGTTTGGCGCAGTCCCTAATGATTTGGGAATCAAGTTCAATCCAATCAAGACCATGAGCGCACAAGAGCAAGCGGATTGGGTAGGAAAGGTTGGCGAGACAATCGAAAAGATGTTTACCGCTGGCATCATCAATCAGAAGATAGCTCTCAAAGAACTCCACGAATTGTCCTATAACTCCAACCTGTTCACAAATATAACATCGGAGGATATAGAGAACGCATCAACAGACTTTGTTGACGAGAAGGCACTTTCTGCGCTGATAAGGGCGCAAGGTGGAGCGGAAGGAGAAACGGAATCCATTCAAGGCGCAGAGGAACACCTTCCAGACATCGAGACAAAGGTGTAACCCATGAAAGTTGAAGACTGGAACATAAACAAAGCTTTAGAAACAAGATATCAATCAACCCTTGGAAAGTTAATCAAGTTTATTATGACGAAATCAGAAGGACTATCCACTCCTGCAGAGTTTGAAGCTTTACTCTATGGGTTGACATTCTCCAAGGAATTTAGAAATATAGCCACTCAAATATCTAAGGCTTTTGTCATTCAAGCCAACACCTCAGAGGCTCGAAATTGGAGGCAAGCGGCGTCAGGAAATGGTCAAGGTAAGTTTATATACCAACTACTTAAATCATCCATGACGGGCAATGTTGGGCGCACTATGAATGATAAAATCATAGAGAACGCAAATCTGATTACAAAGATGCCTTATGAGTTGTCAAAGTCTCTTACTCAATTTGTTGCCTCTGAGACGTTCAAAGGCATAAGGCCAGAAGATATTGCAAGTACGCTATATGAAAAGCTTGGTCAGTACAGCAAAGCCAAAATAGACACCATTGCAAGGACAGAAGCTTCCAAGGCTACAACGGCATTAACGCAAGCAAGAAGTCAAGATGCAGGGGTGAGATGGTATGTATGGAGGACCGCCAACGATGGCAATAGAGTGAGGGAATCACATAGGCATATGCAAAGGGTAATTGTGCCATGGAACGATCCGCCAAGCCCGGAGGAATTGATTGGAGAGCCATCGGCAGGAAAGTACCAAGCTGGAGAAATTTACAATTGTAGGTGTTTCCCCCAAGCCTTGATACTGACCTCACAAGTCCAATGGCCCGCAAAAGTCTACCAAAACGGAACAATAACCACAATGAGCAAGGCGCAGTTTGAGAAAATAATGTAAGGAGGTGCGGGATGGCAAGAACGCCAAGCGTTGACGAAATGCAACCCAACACAGGGAGGTTTCAGAAAGAGGACAACACAGTCATAAACATTGCAGATATGCTTTTTTCGACCTACGGCGGAGAAACCAAAATAAACGGAAAAACCTCCGGAACATCGTTTGGTGTTGATTTTACCGTTGCAACAGAGAAACCAGATTCAGCGGGCAAATGGGATCAAGGCATAAACTTTAATGCAATAGTGACGGATATTCAGAACGGCGGTTATTTTAAAATAACACCAACTGAATCAACTATAGAAGTCGCCACTGGATCCTTGGCAAACGGAAGTTGTTTTGCAAGAAGCAAAAAACAACTCAGATATCAACCGGGCATTCCTGCATACGGTAAATTTACGGCTGCATTTCCTTCGGACGTTGGAGTTACAGGTGATTATATTGTTGGCATAGGTATGCTTAATGTAAATTGCGGTTATGCAATGGTAAAAAAGCGCATTTCTGGCGTATCCAAATATCAATTTTTATTGAGAAGAAAAACAGTTGACATTTTTTATGATTTAGATGGTGACGATATGTCTGCGATAAATTTTGAAAATCTTAATATTTTTAGAATTGATTACGGATACTTAGGTGTAGATTCAACCAAATTAAGAGTGAGAGACGAAGAGAACAACAAATGGTTGATGGTCCATAAACAAGTTTATAATCAAAGAATCACAAATATTGAAACTCCAAATCTTTCTTGCGGCGCGTTTGCTAAAAATTTAGGAAACACAACAGACATTAAAATCATAAACGGATCATTTCAATTTGGAACGGTCGATGGGGGTAGCAATATAGACCCATCTGGAAGACCTAACTCTCAGGGAATTATAAAGACTGGCGCAATAGCTGGAACAAGACTTATGATATACGCTTTCAAAAATCCAACCACCGTTACCATGTACGATAGCGTTAACTCGGCAGGCACTAAAACGACCAGAGTTTTCACAAACGACATTGCAAGCAAATTGCAAGAGGTTAAATTTTCAACAGACGGGACAAAACCTGTAAATATAGAACTCCTGATAACGGACATAGCAAACATAACAAGCGGAACTTTTAACACTGTAGAATCTGGCGTAAGCGTGTTGGATGTGTCCATCGATGCGGTTATCAATTTTACAGGCGCAAAAGTTTTAGATGCTTATCCGTTGCAAAAAATAGATTCTATAGATGCTTTGATTGTTCAAGACTATCTATTGTTTCCCGGACAAGTTGCCGCTTTTGTCTATACGACAACAAACACAACCGACTTGCAAGCTTTTATCAAGTATAACGATCTTTTTTAGAGCGCAAAATATTGCATTGTTTTTAAAGATTCGTGATATAATTATTTTGATAGTTGTTCAAGGGGAATCCCTTAACATAAATTAACCCTATAAGGAGGTTTAGAAATGCCAGATTTAGTCGTAACGAATTTTCCGGTAATAAAAGGCACTACGCAAACTCTGTTTGGCGGTGCTATTGCCGCATCGGTTGCAGAAACTGCCGCAACGGTCATAGACATGACAGGATTCCAAAGCGGAAGTCTTGAAGTAACAATCAACTCTGGATCAGGAACATTCAGCATTGCGCAGTTTGAAAGCGAAATCACTACAGGCGTTTTCAAAAAGGCATACGCTCAAAAGCAAACAGATTTTGCTCAGCTTGTTATCCCCGCAATCGTGACAACTACTACCGAGTCAGCTGTCTATCAAATCACCAACATTGGCGCAAGATACCTTAAGTTGGTCCCAACAATCACAGGTACAGTCAATGCGACTTTTAAATTTACTCCTAACGTTCAATAAGGGGTGATTATATGCCAGATTTAAAGGTGGCGTATTATGGGTCAAAGATATCCGACAATATGGTAAGCACCCCAGAAGGTTATCTCATATGCAGAAACGTCCCTATAGGTCGCACTGGTTGGATGAAGTATAGGGGTGAAGAAATAGGCATACCAGAGATGGCAGGAAACCTAGTTGACGTGTACAGAAGCCCAGAAGAAGTGTTCTCAAAGGCATCCGTTGCTTCTTTTGAAGGTAAGCCAGTAACCAATAACCACCCATCAAAGCTTATTGACATTGACACGGTACACCTTGAACAAAAAGGTCACGTGCAGAATGTCAGGCAAGAAGGTGATTTCTTGGTAGCTGATTTGCTTTTTACAGACAAGGCATCCATAACCGATATTGAAAACGGCAAGCGTGAAGTATCTAGTGGGTATGATTGCTTATGGATGCAAATTAAAGATGGCGACAATTCCAAATGGGAACAAAAAGGAATCATTGGGAATCACGTGGCTTTGGTCACAAAAGGAAGGGCTGGCAGCAGGGTTGCAATACTTGACTCTGATCCAGAGAAACAAAAATCAGAAGGGAGAAACGTGATGAAACAGACGATCACAAGAGCAATCTTGACCGCCATTGGTTTCAAAGCTTTTGCACAAGATGCCGACCCAGAGCAGATTGCCGAAGCAATGAAAGCCATGAACGAAATGCCAGAAGAAGGCGCACTAGAAGAGAAAAAAGAACTTGATGCCATGGGCCAAGTGCTTGAAGCCATTAAAGCTTTAGGGGATCGCATTTCTGCTTTAGAGCAGTCGGACAAAACCGTCCATCAAGAACTTGGCGCAGAAGATGAATTTAAGGCTATGGAAGAAGGCGAAACCGAAGAAGAAGTCAATGACGAAGCTTCTGAGGTTATTGAGCCAGAAGAAAAAGAAGAGCCAGAAGAAAAGAAAATGGCTGCCGACTCAGCGTATTTACAAGCTGCCAAGAAAGCAATCATGGCTATTCCGGATCAAAAAACAAGAGACGAAGCGGCTAGAAATTTCCGTAAGTCTGTATCCGATGCAAAACCCTCTAAAGGTTCAAATGGTTACGCCACGATTGCAAAAATGATCCCTGCAAACAAAGCTAAAGCCATGGACCAAGGAGTTGAAAAAACGCAAGAGAAAGCACTTTCGGAAGCGGCCAACGCTTGGAATGCTCAAGGCAATCAATTAAGAGGAGGTAAGTAATATGCCCGGAACAGTTATTGGAAAATCATTAAACCTTGGTTACGTTGGCGGTGTATCGCGTAACCCAATGAACAAAATCACCAACAGAAAAGTCAAATCAATTGTTACTACTGGTTCAGAAACTTTGGCTTCAATCCCTTTCGGATTTGCGGCTGTCCTTAACACAGACAACTCATACAGTAAATTTGGTGATTCTGGTTCTGGCGTTGCCAATCCAACACTCGCAAACTTTGCTGGCGTAGCTGTTGCAGAAGTCAAGCAAGCTACAACTTACCCAACGACATCAGCAAATGGCGCTTATGCTCCTGGTGAACCTGCTGACGTGATTCAATTTGGTTCTGTAACTGTCCTTCTTAAAGACGGTACACCAACAGCAGGCGGCACAGTTCACATTTGTACAGTAGCTGGTGGCGCAATTGCAGTAGGTGACTTTGTAACTTCTACAGGCCCAACGGGTGGCGGTACTGCGATCGCTCTTACAGGAACCAAGTTTACAACCGGCAAAGTGGATGCAAATGGTGTCTGTGAAATTACTCTCACAGTCGTAGCCAACGCATAAGAAGGGAGAATAAGAATATGCCTAGAATTTCAGCACAGCACGTGGAAGCGGCTAACAACATTCTCGGAAACGGAATGCGTGGCAAATCATTTGATTCAATCTACTCGCAAGGTCCAGCAATGGATGGCGCTCTTGCTTCTGGTCAAGCTTTCCTCGTTGGAGAACTTGAGAAACAAGACCCAAGACTCCTTGAGCCATTGACATCTATCACTGCACCGCGCGATATTATCATGAAGCCGGGCGGCGGTTGGGTTACTCAAACGTCAAACGTATTTGTTGATTATGCGACTACAGGAGATGACGAGGATTCGATTGGTGGCGGTCAAACCAATAATATTCCAGTATCTCAAGCCAACTTGACAAAAGACGTTTTCAAGGTTCATACGTTCCTTGAAATCCTTAAAGTTCCTTTTGTTGATGAAGCAAAACTTCAACAAATCGGTCGTTCGCTCTCTCAGATTCTTGACGATGGCATCCGACTTAACTTTAACAAGATCCTTGATCGGAATGTCTATGTCGGCATCAGCAAGACTAAAACGGAAGGACTTATCAATAACTCTTTGATCACTTCTGCACTTGCTGCCAACAACGCTGGCGCAACTTCAAGACTTTGGATCAACAAGACTCCTGCTGAAATCTTGAAAGACATCAACGATGCTATCAATTCAGCTTGGGCGGCATCTGAGTATGATTTAACAGGTATACCTAACCAAATCCTTATTGACCCTGCTAACTACGCTTACATTGCCACTCAGTTGATTTCAATTGCTGGAAATCGCTCAATCCTTGATTATGTTCTTGAAAACAACCTTGCTAAAAACCAAGGCGTGGACATCAAGATTTACCCATCAAGATGGTGCTTAGGCGCTGGCGCAGGAACTACTCAAAGAATGGTGCTCTATGTCAACAGAGAGAACAAAATGAACATGGACTTAACTGTTCCGCTCTCTCGTGTTATGACGTCGCCTAACGTGAGTTCTGCATCATTTGAAACGCTTTATGCGGCTCAAATTGGTCAAGTCAAATTCCTTTACACACAATGCGCAAGATACGTTGACGGTATCTAATTTTTAAAAACCTAGGAGGGTTAACCATGGTACACGTAATGTCAAATGCAACAATCGAGTTCAAAGGTGACGATAATGAAAATTTCATGTGTAAAGTAGGTTTTAACTCTTTGCCTGATTGGGTAGAGAAAACGGACCACTTCAAACTTTGCAAAGGTGGTTTGACTCCAATGATTAACGTCATTGACGGATCGAGCGACAAATCAATTGACCTTTCGTCAGCGGTTATGGCAGAGAACGAAGAACTAAAGCTTAAGCTTAAGGCTCTTGAAGAAAAGAAAGAACTTCAACAAGAAATCAAACAAGATGAAATTGACGAAGTTATTGAAGATGTCGAGAAAGCCAAGAGCAGAAAACAAAAGTAAGAAGGTGCTTAAATGAGTTCAGTTTTCAATCAAAGCACAGCAGAGAGTTTGCAGATCCGGTCTGATGCTTCAAACGTCAGACTGGGCGCAAACCCAGCATATACATTGGCTGAATTTGTGGCCTTTTACCCTCAGTTTGGACTTGCGACACCTATACCGCCAGCGCTCACGGGACTTCCTTTGGTTCCGGATGCAGTTATACAAGCGTTCATAGACCTAGCAGATGTGTGCGTTATGGAAAACAGATGGCGTGGAATGTGGAAGATTGCAACAGGATTGTTTGTGGCCCACTTCTCTACCCTGTGGCTTGAAGCTTTATCAAGTCCAGACAGTGGCGCATCTGCCGTAGTATCTGCGGCTCAAGCTAGGGGAATTGTATCCAGTGAATCGGCTTCTGACGTATCAGCATCATACGACTTTTCTTCTATATCTGGTGATTTAAACGGATGGGCGGCTTGGAAACTTACATCATACGGAGTACAGCTTGCCACATTTGGAAAGATATACGGAATGGGCGGAATGATGGTATGATCGAGGAATCCGGCAAGGGGATAAGTGTTGTTGATGACCTGATCAAGGCGCTAACAGCTAAATCGGTATTTGTTGGAGTGCCAGAAGAGGAAACCTCAAGAGAAGGTGAAGGCGTTACAAATTCACAACTAACATTCTTACACACAAACGGAGTACGGTCCAACACGATGACAAATGAAATGAATCAATCGGGTTTGCCGTACTCTAAAGCGTTTCAGGCCTATATTGCATCAAAAGGGTCTGCTCTTTGGAAGATACCGCCTAGACCAATTATAGAGCCGGCCATAGAAAACGAAGCCAATGCTGAACTTATATCGGAGCAATTGGCAAACGTGGCAAAGGCGTTCTCTGAAAGCGCAGACAAAGGTGCTCAAGAGATGGAAAAACTTGGACTGCTTGGTCAAAGTATTATCCAAGATTGGTTTGACAATCCCGCCAACGGATGGCCAGAGAACGCACAATCGACCATTGATGCAAAAGGAAGCGACAGACCTTTGATCGACACGGGAAACCTCAGGAAGTCCATGACATACGTTATAAGGGAGGGCTAGGATGCCGTTAAATTTATCCAGGGTAGTAACTAGCCCTCGACTACGAAACACGTCACCAATAAGCGTTATACGCACAGCAGGAACGTGGGTAAAGGGTGTATGGACACCAGGAACGCCAGTGATGTTAAAAACCATTGGCATTGAAGCTGGTGTGTCCGATGAGGAGGTAATTCAACTGCCCGAGGGCGACAGAATACAAGGACTTAAAAAGTTCTTTACAACCATTCCCCTTGTTGGTGCAACTACGGGATCGACACCCGACAGAATTATAAGCGCATCAGGCGAGACGTTCCAAGTTAAAATGGTTGACAATCGCTTTGTAAATGGTTTCTACTCGGCAATATGCGTTAGAATTAAGGGGGCTTGATTATGGCCATTAGGACAATAGCCACATACACAGGCCTCATATGGGATAGCATTGTTTCGATGCTTGGTTTAAATCCTTTATTGCCAGCCACTCAGTCCAAGGTTAGGTCCACATGGACACA